GTCTCGCGACCTCACCACGTGTGTAGAACACACACAACTCCCTCACATCATTCGGAGAACGGTACCAATGTCTAAAGAGAAGCTAATCAAGAGAGGCTCCCAGAAGGAAGCCTATCGTAAAGAGCTTCTACGGAAAGGTTTATTCCGATCCGATTCCCTGCTAAGTTCGCAGGGACCATTAGATCCCTTAGGTTTCTATCGCCTAAGAGTTGGTATTTTAGCTGACGAGTCAACTGGTCTAGAGAACTTCGCTTATCGGATTTTCGGGTCTGACCTAATTGGATCGGTGGCTCTCGCCATCAATCCTCTGAGGCAGTTTCTCGTTGCCGATGAGAAAGTTTCTCCTGTCAATCGGACACGGACTTTCACAGTGATGGGCACACCTTGGGCGCGTAAAAAGCGTCACAAGGAAACGCAAATCATTGGAAGGAGTCCGCCGAACGTGCTAACCCCTGACCCTTGGGACAGGGAAGCATATTCGCAGTCCGTGACGGTGCCAAGTAATACGACTTCTAGCCTAACCAGCCAGGAGACGATTACTGGGACAATAAAGGATACTACCTACCGAACACGACCGATTGGTAACGATCAAGGGGAATTCGAACTTTGGAAACCCCGAGTGCGTTGCCCTCCGGCGTCTAGGAATAGAGTATCCTTGGAATCCAACGTCTATACAACGGCAGGCGGCGTAACTTACCGCAGCCGGGACGCTGAGTTCATGAGCGACTTTACAGTCGGACCAGCAGCTCGTATTACGAAGGCGTCAGTCGACGCACTATATACTAGTGAGAAAACATTTCTTCAGCAAAGGATGGCCGAAAACGCGCTTTCAATCGCGTCTCGTCTATCCCCCGTTAGGAAAGAGTTCTCACTTGGACGTAGTGTCGCCGAACTCAGGGACTTGCCTAAAAGCATAAAGGCAACAGCTGAGAGTTGGTTGTTAGCCCGAGAGACTTTGTCTCGTAAGCAGAAGATCAGTGCCCGAAGGGGTACTTCTGCGCCTGGGGAGTATGTTAATATCTCCTTTGGTTGGCTACCAATTTATCGTGACGTCGTTCGTATGTTGTCGATGCCAGAGCGAATTTCTAGAAGAGTCAACCGACTCATGTATAGAAATGGCCTTGACAATACTTTCAGGACTCGCTTCCCTCTTGGGAGCTTTCCTGTGAGCAGTCCTCCTAGCTTTACTTTCGATCTATTGCAAGGGGAGTCGCTCGTCGGAGTTGGCACTCATGGAACTCGAGAAATTGAGCTCCGTGGGATGATCAACGCCGGTTTACGATTCCCTGCACTAGCATTACCCGTACTGCAACGCGATCTGATGCGCCGAGCATGGGGTTTGTACCCAGATCCTGAGGACGTTTATAATCTCGTCCCTTGGTCATGGTTGGTTGATTGGTTTACGGGTTTAGGCGACTATGTTGATGCTTTTAACATAGTGAACCGCGATCCGTCGATCATCAACTTTGGGTTCCTTACCGGTATCGCTACTGGTAGGATAGACACCGTACATACGAGTAAAGCTACGCGTATCCAAAAGGTCTCCATTACCCCGCCTGTACCCGCTACCGTTTTCACCGAGAACATCGTTGAAAATAAGGTACGAACAGCACGGCTTGAGTGGAGATTGCAACTTCGCAGCACCTTTGGCAGCGCATATGGTTTGAGACCATCAAATGATCTCCAGTTGTTTTCTGGAGATCAATTAACAATACTAGGAGCGATCCTTACGGCTCGCTACTAGATCCCCGTGAAGCGGTAATTCGCCCAGCGGGTCAAACCACTAAGGAGACGTCATGCTAGCAGATCCTATCACCATCGCGGCCAATGCCCCGACACCTTCACTTGTATTTAAGGTTGTCAAGGCAGACGGCTATGGGTCCGAACGGAGAGATGCCGGGGGGATCTATTCCCTCGTCATTACCCACGAAGACGGAAAAGGCAAAACGGCCAATCGCCACTATGTAAAAATTAGTGAAACGAAGGACGCTGTCAATCCGTACACAGGGGGTACATCGAAGCAAACTGCAACGGTGTCTCTGTCGGTTTCCAGGCCAGCTTTCGGATGGACCACTGCAAATATAGTGGACCTTATCGAAGCGCTGATGGATACCCTAAACGATGCTGAATTCACGCCTTCCAACTTGGTGCAATTCCAGTCGTAGAAAACGACCCGGATAGTACCATGCAGAAGAGTGGGGTGATCAGAAGCTGTTCACACCTTAACAAAAGGAGTAAATATGACTAATGAAAACCCCATTCAACCGCAAGAGGACATCGTCAAAGTCTATGACATCCTCAATTTGGTTATGGCGTTGGTGGCTGCGTACCGTGATATTAGAAGGTCGCTTAAAAGTGACCGTCCTGTATCTCGACGCGTCAGGCAAATGCGTTCGAATCTGCTCGCTGTTCTTGCGGCGGATCGACATGCAAAAGACCTGGGCGACGCTTTCGAAGCAGGGTCCGCTCCTTCTCGGAGTGGCATCCAGCTTGATCTCCCTTTTAAAAGAGGTGATCTCCCGTAAAAAGGATTAAGCGTACGTAGCCCACATGGAGATGCTGGCGTGACTTGGAATGACTTAACTCTAGGAGTGGTCATGAAAAGTCCAATAGTTCTCCTCTCTGCCCTCCTGACTGACGTCAAGAGGTTAGAGCCTGATGTGAGGAACCTTGATCGTGATCTCAAAACGATCAAAGCTCGTATCGAACACGAAGGTATCGGCTTCTTAACCGTTGCCTTTTCTGCTTATTGCGACGCCCTTGATGAGGGGTTAGCAAAACGCAGGTTCACCTGTCCGGCCGGGTTCAAATCCGGCCGTTTGGCGCTCCCGAGATTATTCTCGGGTTTGCTCTGTGAAGTGTTCGACCTAAAAACAGGACATCTATTAGACAACCCTAGAATGGGGTATCTTAAGTGTCTCCGTGAGATCTTAAGAGTCTTTAGGAAACTTGCCCTAACTGGTGAGCGGGACGAACGTCTCGATCATCAGGCAAAGGCGAAGTTTTTAGCCTGTGACGTCGCTGCCGGTACCTCTGAATGGGGTACTGAGAGGCGACATCACCTGCTAGGTGTCGCCCAAGTCGTACTTAACCAACTCGAAGGAGTAGATTATGAACATTACTTGGGACGACATGGTCCTGGAGCAGTCTGCGAGAAACTTTCAGCTAACCAGAAATGGGAAGCTGTGGATAGAGCAATCCTTCATGAAGAAGGAGGATCTATCTGGTCAAGTTACTGCACGGTACGCCTGTTTGATCACTTACGAGACTCGGGACTTCATAACGAATTTGAAGTCCAAGAAGTTCTCGGAGGTGTTGGACAGAAACGGACCGATCCCGCAGGACGAGATCCTGGAACTCGTAGTCAAGACCTACTTGGACGCCGTGGAGTACCTGGGTCTGAAAGCCCAAATTACTTCACTAATCCCAGTGGTTCGACCGAAAAGCAATCTAGACTTGTTACGGTCGCTAAGAATTCAACCTCTCGGCGAACAATAACGGTTGAGCCTGTGTTGCTGCAGTTCATGCAGCAGCAGCTGAACACCGCACTCCGGGATCAAATCCGGAAGTGTAGGATCATGCGCAACTGTCTAGACCTTACCGACCAGAGGCACAACCAAAAGTTGGCACTGGAAGGATCTCAGACCGGCTTATGGGCGACTCTAGATCTAAGCTCTGCGAGTGACTTGTTGAGTTTACAACTCGTCAAGTTAATCTTTCAGAGTAAACCTACTTTTCTAGATAGGTTGATCGAAAGCCGCTCCTCCTCGTACACCGATGGAAAGAATTCTCGGGTATTGAGGAAGTATGCCGGAATGGGTAACGCCACAACATTTCCTGTTCAGAGTGTCGTTTTCGCCTTACTAGCGATTGCGGCAATTCTGAGCGCGGTTGGCAGAAAGCCAACCAGGAGATCAGTGTGGCGCGCTTCTCGGCTTGTGCGAGTGTACGGTGACGACATCATCGTGCCCGCACAATACTCACAACAGGTAGTAGATTGGTTAACGTTTTTCGGG